ACTGATGCTCGTATCCCTCGAACTGCCCACCGTAGCCGATAAACGGCGCTTTGGGGGCCAAGGCGAGCATTTCCGCCTCTTGGGATACCCAGTAGTTGTACATGCGCTGCGCGTCTTTAGCGTTACGCACGAGGCCGCTAATGTAGATACGGCCTTCAACCTCGTACTCGTTGCCAACAACGCGGACAACCGGAATCGACTTACCAGGCCACTCCTGCTCTTCCAGCACTTCGTAGCCGTTCGTCTTCATCCACTTAATCTTGCGGATGTCTACGTCACGGGTGCGAACAGGGGCGAGGCCCATAGCCTCCATCTGCGCGGCTTCGGGCGAGTCGGCGTAGGCGGTCATACCGCCCGGATACAGGTTTAACTTCGCTTTTTCATAGTAAGCGTAGAAGTATTCCGCAATCCGTACTGAATCGTCGGTAATCCACTGCGCCAGATTCTCGTCACCAATACCACGGCTCTGGATCGACGAGATGGGTTCGGCGTCAGGAAAATGACGCTCAAACTCCTCACGGGGCATGTCCTCGGTTATGAAACACCATTCTGCATCGGCTCCGCACGGGTCTTGGATGTGCGGGTCCATATATACCGAGAACGAGTTACGAACGCGAGCGATACGGATGTCTTGGTCAAACGAATCCGGGTCGCAATACTCGGTCAGGATGCGGATATAGCCTTCGCCGTACGTGACCTGATTCTCACAGGCGGTGTCGTAGGCAACGTCGGCATCCGAGATGTACTCGATATGCCGGACGATACCGTCAAACACCTCGGCGACTTCAATGTCTGCCTTGTCATCGACCGGGATGACTTTGCCCGCAGGACGGTTCTGGCGCTGGTCGTTAGTGACCTGCCGAACGTGCTGTGGCAGTTTGTTGATGGTCAAGCAGGGACGAGCGTTGATCGTCTGACCCTGCACTGCGCCACGGGTGGCTAAGACTTCTTGCGGCCACTGCCAGCGGTTGTCCGGGCTACCTGCCATAAAGCGCAGGTCGTCCAGTTCGCTGTCCCGAGACTCGCTATAAGCCGTCAGGGACAACTGCATCCGGGTACGCGCTTGGGCGAGGATATCGCCCGTACTACGCGCACGGCGGCTCTCGGGCGTATTAGCCACCTGAGCCGCGCCCTTCATCCCTGTCGGGTCTTTAGCCATTACTTGCCCTTCTTACCGGCTTTGCGCTTGACCGAGAACGCGATGGCAACGGCTTGCTTTACCGGCGTGCCTGCCCTCACTTCAGCGCGAATGTTCTTGCGAAAAGCCCCCTTAGAGGCGGACTTTACGAGAGGCATTAACGCATACCCCGTTTCATCGGAGTCGGTCGGAAATCAACTGTCGTGCGTAGCATGTCAGCGTTTACCCGTTTTGGGGCACGCGGCATCTGCATTCTGGGCTGCTGCACGCGGCTGTTTTGGATCATGTCACCGACTGTTGCGCCGGGGGACACGCCGATTGGACCGGGGTTTTTCTTTCCGTACATGTTTTTTAACCTTTTTTGGAGGATTTGGCGGGTTTTCGGGCGGTTCGGGCGGATTTTCTAAAAGCGGCATCCGTTGGAGCGCCCTTAGAACCCGGTTTACGCATCTTTTCGCCCGATCCCGCAGCGATTCGAGCGCGTTTAGCATTAATGTTCGCATATAGTCCTTTGTTTGCAGCCATTTCAGCATTTCCATCGTTTTAAGGATGCTTTAGCGCGTTCGGCTGGCCCCTTGGCGTTGCGAACGACCCCTTTCATGCGGGCGCAAAACGACTTTTTACGTCCTGCGTCCGCTTTTGTCTTCGGACTGGGCGCCGGAGCCTTCAAATTAGACCCCGTTGCACGATTATATTTTGCACGGCCTTTCGCGGTCAATCCCGCCCCTCTTGACACGGACTGCTTTTCTCCTCTACCAACTGAGAGGCTGACGGACTTCTTAGCCATTAAGCACCCATCCAAGTGTTGATCATGCCGCTCTCGCGGCTCGTGGTAATCGTGCGCGGTCGCTCGCGGTATTCGCGGTGCGCTACGGGATAAGCAAACGTGACGGCGATGGCGTCGGCAGCGTCAGGCGATGCAAGGCCACGCGATTTCATGTCTTTCTTCGACTCCAGCAAGATGGAGCCAGAGGAATTAATTTTCTGTTTTGGTCCTGTCAGGTCAGCCTTTAACTGCCTATCATTGGGTAGCGCAGCGTCTTTCAGCCACGACTTCATTTCGCCCCACAACTCTGCACGCTTGTTTTGCCACATAGCCGGGGTCTTGGACTTCCATCCGAAGTTAACGCCACGCACTACCTTATAACGCTGCTCTTTCAAGCGATCAAGGATGCCGTAGCCTAATCCGCCTTCGTCGAGGACGACGAGTGTGGGTTGGTACTCGTCAATCGCGTCGATAACTCGGCCAACAATCTCCATCGTGTCTTCGCCTTTGAAGCGTTTAATGGCGATGATGTCTCGACCTTTGCGGACGGCGATAACGGTCGAGTCCGCTCCGCTGCGAGCCGGATCGACTCCAATAACAATAGGCGCCGTTTCATCCTTGTGCTTGCTACGCGCCATCGCCATATCAACCAGGCTTGGCGGTATAAATTGATCGTCTCCTTCAGACGGAAATTCACCATAGACTTCCACCTTGGCTTGCGGTGAGTCGATGCCGTATTCGTCGATGATCTGCTGATACACCGACTTATCGGTTTCTTCAACGGTGCGAGCGTCAATGTTGCGGGTGTTCCAGAACGCACGCTTAGAGTGGAACGCCTCGAAGAAGTAGCCTTCGTTACGACGGGGGTTGCTAAACGACAGCCAGAAACGGTGCGGGGTGTTTTCCGTAAAAAAGCCTGCCGTCACCGACCAAATAGGGTCAGGGATACCGCTCGCTTCGTCGAAAATCACCATAACGCCGTCGAAGTTGTGGACACCCGCATACGAATCGGGGTTCTCTTCTGACCACAGGCGACCCTCAACAGACCAATAGCGCGTACCTTTCTTAAGGTCACGCTCAACGAGTTCGGCAAGCCACTTAGCAGGCATTACGCGGGTGGCGCTAATCTCAAACCAATGCGAGTTAATTAGAAGCGCTGCCCACTTGGTGATTTCTGCCCATGTGATCGAGCGTAACTGCGCTTCGGAGTTAGCCGACACAATGGTCGTTGAGCCTATGCGGGTACTCAACATCCAGAGGATAAGCCACGACACCAGCGCAGACTTACCGATACCGCGACCGGAAGCGGTTGCCATACGCAGGACTTCGTAGGAAGTGGCGGTCTTGTTCTTCGCAGTGTGGGCGGCGATATCGCGCAGGATTTCCCGCTGCCACTTACGCGGACCCTTGAAGTGTTCTAAAGGCGTGCCTTTCTGGCCCCAAGGGAAAGCGAGTAGCACAAAGGCCTCTGGGTCGTCCTTAATAACGGGCGACCAGAGTTTGCTCATCAGCAACTCTTCTTCTTCGGGGCTATAGATCGGCTGTTGCATTATTCAAAGCGACCAATAAAGTTTAAGAACGGATATTTCGCCCGTTGCTCAATTAGTTTCTTATCTATCTGTTTGCCGCTTTTATCAAACGCGCCTCTAGCGCCAGCCCGATTAAGTTCGATGTTGGACTTTATCCTTTCTTCAGTGCTGCCAACCTCTCTTGAAGGCGCTTTGCGTTTAATTTCAAACGCTATGTCTGGCAACAGTGTTTCCAGAATGTACTTTTCTCTTTCCTTAAGAGATTTCTTGTACATCTTGGTATACCTTTCCTTAAAAGGCATTTCCCTAAATTTAGGGTCGTTAAACACCGCGTAGTCGTACAGCATTCTTACCGCTTCTTTGTACGCCGGTTCCGAACCCGCATACATTAAGTCGGCAATTCTGTTTGAAAGTTCGTCTTTAGCCTCATGCCGCATTTCGTGGGCATAAACAGCCGGGTTAGCGTTAGCGCCAATTCCAAAAAAGCGTTTGCCTTTAGGGACGGTTTCACCATCTTGAAGGTATTTAGCCAAACGAATTTGCGCTTCTGGTTCGTACTCAGCCGGGTCGTGGCTGGTGTACATCGTGCCTTTCAAATTGTAGTTTGCTCTTGGACCGCCAACCATGGCGGTTTGGTCAATCAGTCTTGCAACCAAGTCTTGATACGGTGCGCCAATCCTAGAGCGAATCTGGGCTTCTGTCTCAATGCCGGTCGGTTGGGTGCCAATAAGCCCTCTTCCGCTTTCCTCAAAATACCGACGGCTATTGCGGGGAGAAGATATGTATGGCGTCGCGTTCGTGGGTTCGGCCACCAAGGCGTTGTAAATAGCAGGAACTAACTTATTTAGAATCGGCATAAACTGAAGCCTCCTGCTCGTACTTTATCGCAGCGGGTTGCTCGTGCGCTAATTGATCCGGCGTAGCGTCATATACGCGGCCCGCCAAGACGCGAGATTCTGCCTCTTGCAGCGCGGCGACAATACTAATCTGGGATTTGATATCAACTTGGACTTGCTGTTTAGCCACCCAACCATGAAGGTTTTGGAGCAGGGCAAGCGCGGCTTTGGTGTCCCCATTAATCGCGCCTTCTCGCAAGGCCGACGCCGCCTCAACTTCAGAGTCCGCACGACCTTTCCCCTCGGCGACCGCAGCCGCGTTATCTAACTGGCAGAGTCTACGGTACTCGACGGGCAGTAACCCAGCCGCAAAGGCCAAGGCGTCACCCTTCAGCCCAAGTTTGGCGGCGTCGTAAATCTTTTGCAGAACCTCCGGCGATGCCTTCAGTTCACGAGGCGCAAAAGGAATGGACTTAAAGGATTCTGTTACGAGGTTCATACCGGAACTCTTTGCCAGAACAGGCGGGAACGTCAGACATCCAGCCGTGGTGGACAGCGTGGGCACACCAGACCTTCTCAGCAACCCTAGTTACTTGAGCGGCCCAGAAGCAAGAGCGGCATACCAGAGACTTGGCAGCAAACTCTGCCCACTCCAACTCCGACATACGTATCGACATAAGCGGACTGTAACAGAAGGTTTGGCAAGGAAGGAAGAGCAAGAGCAACGTGCAGGGTGATCCTGCCGGGAGGCCGCGATCTCCAACGTCCGTGGAGCCTGTGTGCCGAGGCGGAAGCGTCTAGGGATACGTTTAGTGCCTTAGATGGTGCATCCCTTACGGGCTGCTTCAGTTACCTCTCGGTCGCTACCAGCGCATCTGGTCAGACGTTGCAAAAGGAATGTTAGCAGAGTTTAAAAAAAATAAAAAAGTTTTTGTGAGGGCATCGTAATCGTGACCGGCCAACGCCATGCCCTACCCCCCCTGTTGTTTTGCCGCAACACCCTGTTGTGCGTGTACCACAACCCTAGACGCGAATGGTTATCGTTATGCGTAAGCGAATCGTTTGCAATGCGTAGATGTTGCGTAGATGCAACACGTTGCGTTGTGGCGTGGATGCAACAGTCATTGTTGCGTGGATGCAACAAGTTAGGCGGAAAGGGTGATTCTGTTAGTGATGTCAGTAAGTAGTCATTTTTTTTAAGTTAGTTTTCTACACGGGACACTTTGACGAATCAGGCTAAAAACTCTCTTTTTTACTTACATTCTACAAATAGTCTTATTTTCCAGTGTTTTGCACGTAAGTAACGCTTTTAAGCCTAAAACCGTCATAAAACGTTTTACAGCAGACATCGAGCAACCCTTAGCCTTGCCCTTGGTTTGCTCTGAAATCGCCTGTAATAGAGTGATCCACAAGTTATCCACAGAATCAGCCTTTCAGCCTTGCCTAACAGAGCGCCTGTAAAAAACTTGTTTACAGCCTTAGCGGAAGTCTCTAGGCTATCTCCGTCGACACAAAAACCACGGAGACAATGCAAATGAATACTACTGAGAAACAGATAGCCGTAAAAACATTCGTTTCGCCTATCGTCGCGCAAAACTGTAGCGACAGCGAAAACCTCGGCAGATTCGAATCAACGATGACTCTGTACTTCAGCGAGCGTGAAAGTTACGGATATATCGAATGGGATATCCCGTACCTCGACGAATTTAAGGTGATCGGATTGTGGTTCGAGAACGATGAATTGATCGATTACGACGGAGTGTTCAGCCTGCCGAAACAGGCTATCGAAATGATCAAGTCGTCCGGGTTCGTCGTTCTAGACGACTTCCAATAAAGGGGAATAACAATGACTCGTTTTCTCAATACGCTCTGTTTCGTTTCGTTTTTCGTTTCTATTGCCGGTTACGTGATCGGCGCCGATCTGTTAGCCATTGGCGCTATGACGTTAGCCGGTATTGCTGCAGCAATCGAATACGCAATTAACTAACTATAAGACTCTCGGAGAATCACACAATGAAAACTAAATTACTCAATATCGATGCCAATCCTAAGACTGTTAAGGGGAGCGCACGCGGTTATATGACCGCCGTGCTGTACTTAGCGCCTCACGACTCGAGCGGCATCCAATTGTGTCCCACGGCTAACCTAGCCGGATGCGCGGCTACCTGCCTAAATACCGCTGGACGTGGCGGCATGGCTAAGGGCAGCGCCACGTTCGAGACGGCTAGCGGTACCGTGTTGCCAGACAATGCAATCCAGCACGCCAGACTTCGGCGCACGGCATTGTTTCATCAGCACCCCGTAGACTTCATGGCGCAATTGATGCGCGAGATTGACGCCTTTTTGGCTAAGGCTAGCCGCAAGCGCAAGCGCCCGGCTATCCGCCTCAACGGCACGTCAGATATCCGTTGGGAAATGGTGCCGGTTACCCGTAACGGGAAACACTATCCGCACATTTTCGCCGCCTATCCGCGTGTTCAGTTTTATGACTACACCAAGATTCCAAACCGACACGTTACGGGAATCGCTAACTATCATCTGACGTTTTCTTACAGTGGCCGGGCTGAGTACGCTCCGATCGTCGTCAAAGCGCTTCGCAACTATTCAGCGGACGTGTCATTCGCGGCTGTGTTCAACGGTCCAGCGCCTGAGTACTTTTTGGGGCGCCCCGTGATCAATGGCGACGAAACAGACTTGCGATTCCTAGACCGTACCGGTGTTGTCGTCGCGCTAACGGCTAAGGGCCGGGCACGTCGCGACACGTCCGGTTTCGTGATCGATACCCGTGCGGCACGGATTGCCGCCTAACCTAGGGAGAATCTAGCCATGCCACTAAATACACCATTGGAAGCGCTCACATCGGCGCTCGTGTTAGCCATTACAGCGCCCGATGATGATCGAGCGGCCCGTGCTATAGCGCTTGCCGATGAAATAGCCGCCATGTGTCCACCGGGTCATATAGCGCTCGCAAAACGTGCCGCCCTCGAGGAATTGCGCCGATTAGATGGAGAATCCGCACATGGATAGCCGCATCGAATACCTAGGCAAGTCGGCACGCTACGGTAAAAACGAACACCACATTCGAGCGCCTGCCGATGTGCCAGATTGGGCGCTAGTCGATCACATTGTGGCCCTTGAAAAGGACCACGATAGTTTCGGTACCTATGTTGTGCGCCGATGTGGGAATGAAGCGCACGTTTATTTTTACACTGACTGAGGGCCGCACCATGTCACAAAACGAACAGATCCGGGCCGCGCTACTTGCGGGCCGCACGCTAACCCCATTAGATGCGCTTACCGAGTTCGGATGTTTCAGGCTAGCCGCACGCGTGGCCGATCTCAGGCGCTCCGGGCTGGATATCGAATGCCAGACTGAAACGCGAAACGGTAAGCGGTATGCACGCTATGCACTGAGGGCACCACATGCGATTTCCTAAACTCTGGCACCTAGGCTATTGGTATTCACGCGGCTATGACTGGCGACACGTACCGCCCCCAAACTGGCGCTGTGGCCGTCGCATTAATCCCATTTCGGTCTATTGGTGAACATATGGAAAAACCACATATACCCACGATTGCAGAATTAGAGGCGCTATTCGCGGCCGATGATGCGCCCATGGTGTACCGGGCACCCCCTGACCCTGCGCGTCTCCAAACGGCTGTGCGGGCGTTTATCAGTGCATGGGATGACGATTTGACGGTTAGGGAACTCGCGCCTTTTGTGGAGGAAGTGCGCCGCGCATTGGAGGGTAGGCCATGACCGAGTTTCACGAGCGTTGGGGCTTGCGGCCAACCTATCCGAAACTCACTCGATGCACCCGCCGGTACTGGATAACGTATCTGTCGCGCTGCATTGATACCGCGAGGGCTAACTTATGGCGGGATTTTTAATTGCCGTCGCTCTGACGGTACTTGCGTCGATATTGTTCGACGATTGAACGAGGGGGCTACGCGCCCCCTCTCTCATTTCACGGCCTGAAGGTCGGGCTTACCCTCGACCATCGCCCGGATGTCTGACTTGCTGCGGTCTGCTAACTCGGGAGCCACCCAGAGGTGTTTCGGGGTCTGATATTCGCGGCTCATTACTCGACCGATATCTTTCCAGCCGCTCTCTCGTAAGGCGACAAATAACGTCTCTCTGGAGGGTTTATGGCCGTCCGTACCTGCGGCAATACCAGATAGCACCTCTGACCACGGCGACCCTATAACGCCTCTGGCGAAGACTCCGCGACGTTGCCGCACCATGTCAGCGATAAATGCCTCGCCGCCCGACATGCCTAAATCAACCATGGCTAACTTCGCATCGGTCAATGGCGGCACGGCTCCGGGATTGAACGCGCTAACGTCCCGCGCATCCAAATAACCCGCCACAGCCTCAAACCCGCCTTTGCCGTACCAATCCCAGAGCCTTGCGGCTTCATCGTCCGGTAGGCGTGGCGCTTGCGACCAGATGACGAACCAGCGCCTATCGTCAGCCGGTATCGTGATCGGCGCTCGGTCGTTGCTAAACGCCAGAACGAAGAGCCTGTTGACCACATAGTACGGGTGCTGCTGTTTCTTATTGACCAGCAGCAACTCGGGCGGCGCAGCGATCACGGGCTTCAGGTTGTTTTCCATCGCTCGACGGTCATCGCCCTTACGGTATCGGATCTCGTTTAACACGATCACCTCGGACTCGTAGGTATAGCCCCACGAGCCTGCGACCTCTTCAGCCCTAGCCACGGCTATATTCTTTAGCGAACCGCCGCCAATAGACCACAGGAAGGGCGCCCAGAGGGTGTCCTTACCGCCACCCGGTAGCCCAGTGTGCAGCACGGCATGGTTAATCTTGCGCTGTGGGTTCTGGCGCTTGTACGCCATCACGTTCAAAACGTGTTCGCGCTCGAAGTCGGTCGGAATCATCCGGTGCAGGTGGTTTAGCCACAGCGACACATCTGCGCTCTGCGCGGCTGGCCGTGCGTCTTTCCACTTGTTGACGTAGCCCACCCCGGCTTTCTTCAGCAACTCGGTTTCACCCGGCGCATACGTCAGGGCGTTAGCGACGTAACTACCCATCGCAGCCCGGTTCTCATCGAAGAACGTAGCCGCTTCGATGCGCCTAGCCTTGTTGTGTACGGAGTAGCACGGCGTACCCCGAAACAGAGCGTTGAACGTCTGCCGGGAATAGTCCTGATGCGTCTTTACATCGAAAAACAGGTCGCCCTCGGCAACGTAAACGAATCGTTTAAACCAGTCAGCCGGTGCCAACTGCGATACATCACCATCCGCGAGACTTTCGTATTCATCCATTGCATTACCCCAATGTTCTGCTATTCTCACGGAGCATTGCGATTTTCTCCGTGTAATTCTCCTAGAGAACGTTCAGCCCCACTTCGGTGGGGCTTTTTTTATGGACTGCCCATTCTTCGGTTGGCCGAGATGGTGCGCCAAGTGTCGAGGACGATGCGCTCGGTTTCGCGCTTGTTCGCCATCTTGGAGTACAGCGCCACAGCCGCACAGTATCGCTCATGCGCCTCTTTGGTGGCGTGGTGGGTCGCGGCAATCGCTTGCCGCTCCGCCACCGTACCCTCAGCGTGAGTGAAGACGGCCTCACGGGTCGCCTTCCATCCATACTCGGCACGCTCCATCTCAGCCTTTGCCAGCGCGCACGGCTCGTCTGTATCGACGAGATACCGCAGCGCTTTCTCGGCTCTTTCTTCGCTAATCATTAGAAGCCCAACGGATCGTTGAGGTCAGCCTTTGACCAGTTGTCCTCAGTCAGCCCCGCAGCAGGCGCAGGCTTCTGCGGCCTTTGCTGGCCTTCCTTCAATTGGACGCTAATGGACAAAAAATTGTTACCAGCCTTTGAGGCTTTCTTCCACGCAGACAGTTTGTACTCCGTGCCGCCCACGTTTAGGTCGCCAGTAAAGTCTGGGCGCTTTTCGTTGCCCTTCTTGTCGTTCGGGAACAGCACGCCACGATTGGTATTGTCATAGTTCACAGGGTCATCTCCTTCAGTTTAGAAACTTTAGCATCCAACTCAGCCAAAAAATCAAATACCTCTTTCTCTAAGAGGGTGATGCAATCTGTATCCCTTGGGATACGCACCACGAGTAGTTGTAACTCCTCGGGCATCCTCGGATCGTATGAAACCCAATCGCACCAGTCCGTACCCGTGCAAGCCATTTGCCATTGCATCTGATAAAAATATTTCTGCGGCGGGTCACGCTCAAAGAGATACTCGATGTGCGTAGCCGTAGACGGGCATTTGATCTCGACGCAGCCATTCACGCCCACCAAGCCGTCAGGGCTAGCGCCTGCCATCTCGATTGCAGGGTGGTTGATAAAGCCCACCTCAGTGACGAGTTCGCCAACCTTGGCGCTGTAAGCGTCACGCGCTGCGGCTTCCTGCTCTACGCCCCACTCCATCGCTGCTGTAGAAAAACCTTCCGTTGGCTTGCCGGTTAAGCGTTCGCATACCAACTGCGCCATGTAGTTTGCGCGGGTAGCGGCATAGCCACTCTTCGTGCGTGCCACTACGTCAGACACCTTAGAGGCAGTCACCTTGCCCAGACGGGCGGTGTGCCATTCTGTTGTTCGCTGCTCCATCACACTCTCCCTAAGATTTTTTTACGGCCATCACGGGTCATGCACAACGACTGCAACTTGTTGTAGTCAAAGTCGAGCATGTCGCAAATCCAGCGCATCGACCCGGCGTCATCACGACGGGAAAAAATCCAGTGAAACGCAGCGCCTCGGCCATCAGCGTTGTCTGCGTCCTTTATCGCCTGCCACAGCACGGCAGACCACAGTCGGCGGTAGCCCGAGTCATCTGTTGATGGCCGATCTACATCGCTCGGACGTTTGGCGAGATGACTAATCATTGCAACTCTCCTTGCTTCCAGAGCAGGTAATCGTATTGTTTTATGCCACGGTGCAGTGCAGAAGCCATAAGCATGGGGTTCATCCCCCACTCCTGCGCCAACGGTTTGTAGTTAATGCGCTTCTTGTTGGCCTTGGCATCGGCTCTACGCTCGCGCAGCACCTTGTACTGCTCAAACGTAATGCGTGGGTTGTAACGCGATCTTTTAGTATAGGTTTTCATTTCCGGGCACCCGATACCACGACAAAACAATCTTGGCCGCATCCCGATGATCTTTCAGCAAGCGCAGGTCTTTGGCCTTGTTCTTCTCAAACACGCCGTTGGGGTACAAACCCGACTCACGCTCTTCGATCATCTGTTCCATCATCTCAACGGTATTGGTCAGCGACCAAGCCACGATGTATGACTCAACGTCACTTAGTATTTCTTTCACTAGCCTCTGCTCCTTTACGCTGAGGCCAACTTGCTTTTCTTCTCGCTGAACAGGCTTAGATGCACCTTTCGCTCGCTTGCGTTTAGGCTTTTCCATATTCCGTTTAACTCCTCGATAGTGGCTGCTAGTTGTACTGCCGCTTCAACGGCAGGATCGGTCGTGGCTGCGGCGACTTCATGCGTCTGCGAGTCAGCGTCGTTGTCGCCCTCAGTCGGGATGCAGAACGCTTGGAAGGCGGCATACTTGTAGGCGGCAGACATGGCTTTGTTACTGGCCTTATCGCCCGAGTCCATCGCCTCGCCTACGGTGATGACCGTATGCTTGCTGCCGTCTTCGGCGGCTACGAAGTCAAACTCCACAGTCAGCGTGACGTAGAACAGCGCCGTGCCTTGGCGGTTCTGGCGCTCGATAACTTGTCGATCAGTCACGCGGGGCAGGATGCACAGCCCGTGCTTTGACAGCAGCGGCGAGAGCGCACAGTACACAGCGTCGATGCCACGGAAAGCGTAGCCCTGCGACTGGTTCTTGCTGTCTTTGCTAATGCCGATCTTCGACAGTTCGGCGGTGACAGCAGCAATCTTCTCGTAGACCTTCATTGCGGATTCCTCAGTTTGGCGGATGCAGCATCAATAGCAGCGATGCACTCGGCAAATGCTTGGTGCAGTTTGAAAGCGCCTTCGGCTTCGATGCGGTTGAGTTCGTTTAAGCCTTCGATGACGTTGAAGGCGGCGTGTTCGGCGCGGCAGTGCAACTCCATGAGTCGGTCACGTTCCTGCTCGGCCAAGATTTGATAATCGTTTTCCATGTCTTTCTCCATCGGGGCCAATCCCCGAAGTGCAGTATACTCCCGTTGACGATCATGTCAACACCTGTTACTGTGCAATCTATGACACCGAAACAACTACTGAAGATTTATGGCTCCCAGAGCGAGATTGCTCGGGCGTTGGGCGTAACCCGGCAGGCTGTGCTGCGCTGGTTCAAGGAAGACAAGATTCCTGCGTTGCGCCTGTACCAAATTCAATGCGTGCTGAAGGTCAATGAATAATCCAGTTACGAATAGCACCGACATATCG